CTCGTGACTTGTTGGCTAGGGCCAATAATTGTTTTAGGTCAGCTTCCATAGAATCTACTTTTTCTTCTAAAGATTCGACCTTACTCAGTAGCTTTCCATATTCTACTGGGTCTATTTCGTTTGGACTCATATTGGTATCCTATATAAAGGAAAGGGGCAGTTGCCCACCCCTGTCCATATACACTAAAGTATTAAGGTGCTGCTGTGCTTGGAGTAGCGTCAGAAGCAAATGCAAGTTGAATTGCTGCACCGTCACGAAGTTCTGCAACCCCGTAGATTGTGTCAGCAGTCATCAAGTCACCTAAGTACTCTTGCTTGTATTGAGTCTGAACACGAACACCCATTTGCTCTGCAAGGATGAAAGCGTCACGATGACCCAAGATACCACCTACGATACGACCATCTGCACTGTTTTCAGCAGCAGACTCAAGCTCAGGTAGGTTAGTAGATACATAGATTTTGATGCCGTAAATGTCACCAAGTAAACCGTTCTCTACTGGACGACCATTAACGAAGTCAGAAGAGTTGAAACGGTCAATACCTAAGATGTCCTTCTTAACTGAAGGAGGAACAACCATGAAACGATTGTCCATAGGTACGTCAGCATCATCAAGCTCTTGAATAGCTTGACGGAAGCCTAAGTCAGTGAATACGTCAGCAGCAACAACTGTGTCAGCAGCATAAGCTGTTAAGTTAGTTGAGCTATCCATGTAGTAGCGACCACTTAGTGAGCTACCTAAAACACCTAAGTCAGAATCCATTTGACGAGCAAGTGCATAACCAGCGTCTTCTGTGTAGAAAGAACGTAGTGATGGTAATGCTTGAACATCAGTGATGTCTTCAATTAAACGAGAATACTCAAAGTGCTTGTCGATAGAGACAGTGAAGTCTGTATCAGCACCAACGATTAGGTTTACTTGAGTATGCTCTGCTTTAGCAGTAGCTGAACCACGAACAGGCTTAGGGATATGGATAGTATCACCCTTCTTGCCTACATGATTCATTTTCTTTACTAGGTTAGCAATTACAAGGTTAGACTTGTAAGCTGCCGCAATTTCGTCAGACCAAATCTCAGGGACAAAACTGTCCACATTCGTTGGTGTGACATGATTCGAATTTCCTAAACCAGCCATTTAAAATATCTCCTATAGATAAAAGTAAAAGTTTATTTAACCCTTCCCTCTCTATAAGCCCTATCGAATTCCTCGACATTAGCCTTATAGCGTTCTGGGTCTTTAATCATTAAATTAACAATGTCAGAACGTCTATAGATTTTACGAGTGGTTGGTTCACCAGAACCTTTACCAGACCCAGTTGAAGCTGCCTTGATTTGTTGCTTACGATCTTGTTTAGAAACTTCCCTTACACCTGACAACTGCTTCCATGTAGAAAGTAGTTCATCTGCTGCTGAGAAATCATAAGCATCTGCACGTTTTAAAAGCTCTACACGAACTTGTGACGCTTTTACCCATTCTGCAAATTCACCGTCTTGGACGATTTCAACGTAGTCTGGGTGCTTTTCGTTTAGCTTACTGAGGATGGTTTGTTGTTGCTGACTAGCTAACAACTCCCTCATCTGCTTAACTTCGTCACTGCTCGATATTGCCTTAGTGATAGCCTCTTTTGGATTCTCGAAAAAATCTAAGTCGTTTACTGACTCGTCTTGTGGTGATGGGCTAACTTCTTGCTTAGTTTCTTCAACCTTTGTCTTGATAAAGTCATCTACAATTTTACGAAGTTCACCTACCTCAGAACTTTGACGACCAACTAGCTTTTCAGCTTCTTGGTGCATCTGAACAATTTCCTCTATGGACTTACCTTGGTACTTATCAGGTATAGTGGATTCTTGCTCTTGTGTTTGTTTAGCCGTTGCCTGAGGATTCTCAGCAGCTTTGTTTTCTGATTTAGATTGCTCATCAAAATTGACAAGCTCTTCGCCTTCTTGTAGATTTAACTCTTGTTGGCTATCAAGAGGTTCTATTACTCTAGCCATGAAATGATTCTCCGTACTTTTAAGTATTGTGGATTATTTTAAATTAGCGGCTTTCTCATGATCTCTAGCCCACTTATCATCAGCATCGGGCCAGCCTTTGCCTTTGAAGATTGTTGAGACAGGGGAAATTATCCGCTTTGCGTTGTGACCACATACTGGGCATATAACTTCTCTTTGGTCGGGGTCAGTTAAGTGCTCAGTGGTGTGTCCGTTTATACAGGTGAAATCAAAAAGCCTAAGACTCATTTGACTCAGCCTCCTGTAGAATTTGGTCATAGGAATTGCTGATTGCGTCTTGCCATCCCAATAACCTGTTAAAGACTTGCAGTTGTCCTTGAGCTATGTGTAGTTCTTTAGCATCTTGGAGTGCAAGGATTTGAATTGTATCTGCTGCTGCTTGAACATCTGCTTGGAATTGTTCCCAACCAGTGTGGTTGAATAGGTCAAAGTAGGTTTGATAGTAATTATCTACTTCTTGGTCTATTTTTTGCATGTATATACCCTTATTATACCATAATCTGCTTGTACAGTACAGAAATGATTTTAGTTAGATTTGGACATTTGTAGTCTTACCATGTCCTCTTTGGTGTCTAACTCCTTCTCTTTTAGTTCAAGTTTTGCGTATTCGACCAACTTCTCAAAGTCGTCCATAGGCATAGTTTTTGCCATAGCCGCTATTCGTTTGGTTTCTTCTTCTATTGGTAGTAACTGTGTCTCTACCTGATTCTGTTGTATTCGTGTAGCTATCTCTGCTGTCTGAGCCTGTAGGTTCTCCAGTTGAGCCTGAGCCGTTTGTAGCTGTAGCTGAACACTAGCTTGCTCTATCTGTTGCTGTTGAGGGTCAGGTTGTCTTGCTTGACGCATAGCCTGAATAATGGCTTCACGATTAGATAAGCCCATATTCTCAACAATGGACTCCACAAGTAGTGGATACATTGGAGACTCTGGTGACATGGTTTGTAGCAGTTGTACTAGCTGTGTTACCTCGTACTCTCGTGCAACAATACCCAAAGAACTGGTAGCTACGAACTTATAGTCCTTCACTGGGTATAGCTCTGGTGTATATTGCATATAGCGACAGGCTGACTTCTCTACAAAAGGAATAAGGAAGTTTTCTTGGAAGTTAATCAATGTACGCTTGTGACGCTTGATAATAGCCCCCAGACCCATTGAGATACCTGCTGCCGTTGCTTCTCCATTTATGGATGCAGGGATACCAGCAGAGTCAATAGCCCCTGTAGCTTGCTGTACCATAGTCTGAAGGGATGCTGCTTGGGTAAAGGATACTTGGTCTAGCTGACCGAATTTAAGTGGCTGTAAGACCTCAGCAGGGTTGCCGTTGGTAAGGATAGTCTTACCTGCTCTTACGTCTAGCTTAGCACCACGAGGCATACGGGAAGCGTCCACAGCCATCATAGGATGCACTGTAAGAGCTAAGGCATCAATACGAGCACGTAGCTCTGTATCTAATGCTTTCTGGCTGTTGTAAGCCTTTTCACAGATGCCACGACCCCAGAACTTAAATGGTACTAAGTCCCAAGGGAAAGCTACTACTGGTCGATCACCCTTCATGTACGGGTTCTTCTCTAGTTTAAGTAATGTAGAGTCATTAGCTATAACAACAATACACTCGGTATAGCTACTTTCTTCATCTAACTCTACTGCATCCTCTAGCTCACCTTCCTCATTCTCCATCTTAAGTAAGTAGTTAGGGACTAGGCCATAGTATTTAGTCAGGCGTACCATGTCGTCCTTATAGATGCTTATGTCCTGACTAGCATCTTCTAACTCAGGGTCAGGGAAGTAACGCTCAATGTCTACGTCATAATAAATACCGTCATCCATACCTTGCTTGACTTGATGGTATGGCACTAGCTTATCAATGGCTACACCCAAGGCATCATCTACGCTAGTTGCCAGTGGGTCGATTAGGAAGTTCTGTGGCATGATGGGGTCTAGTCGTACACAAGTACGCTCTCTCTTCATAACACCAAAGGCAGTCATTCCTCCATCCATAGCAGGTTGGGTAGCTGGTGTCAGCTCATCCACTTGCTCTAGGACTAGCTCACCAATACCAGTACCAAATACGGCAGCATTGATTAAGCACTCTGCAATAGCACTACGAGCCTTAGTGAAGTGCATATCTTCCTGTAGCTGATTGCGTAGGAGGGCCATATCTTCTGGGTTAGGGTCTTGTAGATCATCCTTTAAGTCAAAGAACGTACCACGACCAAACGTAGCCTCTTCAATCTCTGCTACTGATGATTCTACTGCTTGTTGTGTTGCAGGAGAGATTAGCTTGGAACGCTCGGACTCTCTCATAGAATCTGACTTGTCCCAGATGCCACGCCACATACGGTAATACTCATCAAACTTTTCTGAGTAGTTTGAGTTGTAGTGTTCACGCCAGTGTTCACACTTGCCAGCAACGTAGGACTCTACTGATTGCTCTAGGCCTGAACCTTCAAAAATATCTTTATCATCTATTGCCATTATTAGTATCCTGCTATTGGGTCTAACATTTCAAAATGTTCTTGGTCAAAGTCATAGAAATAAGTTATGTCAGCTAACTGGTCTATGTAAGCCAGTGCGTCAATTAAGTCATCATGTACTTGTGGATTTGGGAACTGAAATAACTCATCTAAGAACTCAGCGTTCCAGTCACCTTCGTTAATAGTTATAGCACCATGTTCAAATCTACCTTGCAGTGCTGCTACTATCCTGTCGGTCTTCTTCTTGTTGCCATGTGTAAGTTCTTCTATACGGAAGAATTTATTACGCTGTCTCATCATGTCCGTAAGTGGTGACATGATTGCCTGTCTTGATATACCTTTCTCAATACCTACGGCCTGTGGCTGATACTTCTCAACTGCATCAAATATCTTTTGTGCCGTCTCTTCAAACGTCCAGCGACCATAGATAATGTTGTCTACATACCAGCCTTGTTCGTTTACCTTAACTACGGCTATGGATGTATTATCCAAACGGCTTTTCTTCTTACGCTTGTTAGCGTCCTCAAAACCAGCCATATCAATAGCTATGTAGTAGTTGCCTATCTCTGGCTCATTGCCACTAACCTTTATCCAATCTTCCTTAAATATGTCAGAACCCATAGCCTCAAAGGATGCCATGAACTCTTGCCTAAATGCGTAGCTGGACATTGACTTCTTAGCTACGTCTATCTCTTCAGGGTCAAGCATTGGGTTGTCATAGGACGTAAAGTGCCAGCCATGATATGTCTTATCTTCACCTAAGTTTGCATAGGTGTATAAGTCATAGAAGTGGTTACGACCCATAGGTGTACCAATAAACAGTGCACCACCCTTTTGGTCAGCCAATGCAGGTCTTAGGATTTGTTCCCATACCTCTGGCTTCATGTCAGCGTACTCATCCATCACTAGGTACTTCAAGGACACACCACGCATAGTCTCTGGTCTGTCAGCACCCTTCAACGAAATAGTAGCTCCGTTGATCAAGGTAATTTGTAGGTTGTTAATGTGGCTACTCTTGATTACTGGATGCCCTACCTCAAGTAGGTTCTGCCACATAATGTCTCTTGCCTGCCCTTGTGTTGGTGCTACATAGAACACATGGCCTTGCTTTACCTGTAAGCCGTAAAAGATTAACAGGTATGCAGCTAAACGAGACTTACCAGTACGTCTACCTGCTGCCACTACTTTGAATCTAGCCTTACTGTCCCAGACCTTTTGTTGCCAAGGCAGTAGTTTGATGTTTAGGTCTGTGCTCACTATCTAAATCTTTGCACGCTATCAAATATATGATTTAAATATGCTTCATTGTCATCTGGGAATAGCTCAACAGCCTCTTCCACTACTTTAGGATAAAACTCTTCAAACCTACCCATATCATCAACTAGCTGATCGTCTACACGCTGATATGCTTTTCCACCACCACCGTATAAAATACCTGACGAGTCTCTAGTTTTCTCAAAACCTTCAACCTTGCCAGTAAGTTTATTCTTTTCTCTTTTACCACCTTGTGAACCATAACCACCTGTTGCTGCGTTTACTGTCACAAAACCTTTTGGGTAGTTTCTGTCAGGGGTTGTGCCTTTTATTCTATTTTGGAAGTCAACAAAGTCTCTCATCGTTATTGCTAAAGGGTAAGGCGTATCAGTCTGACCCATAACTGGTGTACCTGCCTTTCTACGCATTTGTGTATCGTAGGTAGGGTGATTTAGCAGTGGGTTATTTTGAGAGAATAGCCCTTCAAAACTTAACTCAGGGTCTATCTCAGTCATGACTATTCCTGAAGTACCTTGCTGAAAACTATCTAATTCAGGGCTTTGATAAGCTGCTCTTATACTTGGAGCATCTGGGAACTCCCCTGTTTTAGCTACCTTGTCAGCATCAAGAGCTTCCATAAAAGACTTTCTTAAGTTAGGTGTATCAGTGATTATCTTATATGTATCCTGTATAGAGTCACCTTGAAAGTCCTTAGCAGATAGTTGCTTAAGACCTTTTGCTACATCTAAAAAATCTAGATCAGCTTGATCTACATCTTTACCTTTTTCTTTTAATTCTGCTCTTTTCTTATTTATTTTTTTGACTTTTTCATTTACTACTCTGCCAAAGACATCATTAAATGCTTTGAACCCCTCTTCTGAAGGCAAGTTTTTACTAGCCATCATTAGTAAAGCTGATTGAGCATGTGCCTTATTAAAGTCACCAGCAGTGCCAGACATCAATACAGGATTTAAAAACACTCTGTCGCCACGTTCTCTCATTGGGTTAAGAGAACTATATATACTTGATGAAGCCGATTTGCTGTTTGCCCAGCCCATGTCAAACAGTCTTGGGAACTCAACCCCTCCATACGCACTTACACCTTCACTA